GGAGCTTGACGCGATACCTGAGCTTGAACCTGCACCGGAACCGGAAGAAACCCCGAAGTTTGAGTTGAAAGGGGATTTCCCGGAACCCCCAGAACCTCTGGAACCAAAGCCGGACGAAATGATTGAGATTGTTCATCGTGGTCAGGCGCATCGAGTCACCAAAGACAAGGCCATTGAGCTTGCCCAAAAGGGATACGATTATGATTCCAAGGTTGGGCCTCACGGTAAACTCGTTAAGATGATCGAGACTTCTCCTGAGATTGCTTCCCTTGTGAACGAGGCATGGCAAAGAAAGGTTTCAGGTCTTCCAATTGCTCTTGAATCAACTAAGCCGGAGCCTTTTAAGGCCAAGCCATATCAGGACTATGCGAACGAAACGGAATGGCTACAGGACAACCTTAACACAGTGATTAATACGATTCAGTCTCTACCACAATCTCAACCTGCGCCTGCTCCTGAACCTGTGTTTCAACCGCAAACACCGGAACAACCTGCTCCGGTAACTCCGGTTAAAAACACGGTCAAGGAAGCACTTCAGGTAAGAGATCCAGAGAACTTTCACAAAGTTTTTCCCAAGATTGAGGATTATGTCAATCAGCTTACCATTTCGGATTATCAAAAGATTGATTCCGACATGGGAGCGTTGTGTCAGTTCTACGATTTCGTGAAGGACAGTGAACTAAAGAAGGTTAAGCCGGTGACAAGTAAACCCGGTTTCAAGGTTCAGTCCGGTGGTGGTGAACCTCCGAGAGAAAGCGATGTGGCTCCTGCATGGAAATTATCAAAAGCAGATTTTCAAAAACAACTAGATAAAGTCAAAGGATATTAAAGGAGATATAACATGGCACTTATAACAGGCACTAGTGATGTTGCTGTAAATTTACAGGGGCATTACGACAGAAACTTGCTGGAACGTGGTTTGGATGCCCTTGTGCATGATCGTTTTGGACAAGTCAGACCCCTTCCTAAAAACAAGGGAACCCGGATTAACTTTCGCAGGTACGGCGCACTTGCGGTAAACACGACCCCATTGAGCGAAGGGGTAACGCCTACCGGCAAGAAGCTCACCACAACCGATGTCTATGCTCTGGTTAAACAATATGGAGACTTCATTACCATCTCCGATTGGATTTCAATGGTCGGGCTTGACAATACCCTGGTGGAAGGTGGGGAAGTACTCGGTAAAATGTTTGCCGAGGTTAAATCCTTTGAAGTTGGTGGAACTCCTTGTTTAAATTAAGGACAATACCAAGCCGAGGCGAGAGCCAGGTATAACGACTAAGAGAAATTAAAATGAGAATAAATAAAACAGAATATAAAGGGAAAATAATAGGAATGGTTTTGGGCGACGGATATATTTCTACCGGAAGAAAAAACTCTTACCTAAAGCTTAAGCATAGCGTAAAGCAAAAAGGCTATTTTGAGCATAAGGTTAGCATTCTTAAAACCCTTACATCTGTTAACCTTAGAAATGAAACAACGACACTAAACGGAAAAGAATATGACTGTTTAGTTTGTGAAACAAAATCACATCCTGTTTATACAAAACTGAGAGAACAGTTTTATCACCACGGAAGAAAGACCATTACCGAACACCTTATGAAAATCCTAAGTTCTGAAGGGTTGGCTTATTGGTATTTGGATGATGGTGCTTGGGGCGGTGGGGCTGTAAAACAAGATGCAAGGATTTGTACTGATTGTTTCAATAAGGTTGAACAAGAGCTTATGTGTTACTGGCTTGCTAAAAAATTTGATCTCCATTTCAAGCCGATTAGATATAAAAATAGTTTCAGGTTAAGGTTGATGATGAAAGACACCGAAAAACTTGTTAATATTATCAAGCCTTTTACCCCTGAAGATATGGCATACAAGCTTAATTTTAACAACATAAAAGATTGGGCAAAACAGGTTAAGTGTCAGAATTGTGGAAAAGTATTTTTCCCTAAAGGTCACAGCAGCAAGGTAAGGTTTTGCTCAACTTCATGTTCTCAAAAATTTCTCTACAGCACTGGGCGGGGCAATTTATATGCACAACATATGTCCCGAAGATATAGTCTGAACTCTGAGGTAACTCAGAGGGTATAGGTTAACGCTTATATCGTAACATAATGGAACAGATGGGCCTTACGGCAGATACCCTTGACCGTAATGTTCTCGCTGCCGGTACAACCGTTAGATACGCGGGCGATGTGGCAACTAGAGCGCTTGTGGCTACCGCCATTGCGGTGTCCGATGTGAAATCAGCGGTAAGAACCCTTGAGGGCAACAACGCCAAGAAGTTGAGAAAGATGACTGTCGGCGGCTCCAAGGTTGGTACTCGCCCGATTGCTCCGGGATTTTACGGCATTACCCATTCTGACTGTCGGCAGGATTATGAAGCACTTGCCGGATTTACGAAGGTTGAGGAATACGCCAGCCAGAAAGGGGTTATGGAAGAAGAGATCGGCACATGGGGTAACATCCGTATAATCGTTACCACTAACGCAAAGAAATGGACCAACATTGGTGTAGCTGTAGGCGTAACGGGTCTTGTTACCTCTGGCACTCTGGTTGATGTGTATTCCACACTGATATTTGGAGCCAATGCTTACGGCATGATTCCGCTTCAGAAGGGCAATATTAAAAACATCATCAAGAAAATGGGTAGTGCGGGTACGGAAGATCCTTTGGATCAGAGAGCTACTTCCGGCTGGAAATTTGCCAAGACCTGTAAAATCTTGAACGATGATTTCATGATTCGTTTGGAACATGGAGTTACAGATCTATAAGAAAAACGGGGGATTAATTTCCCCCTTAACAATTAACATAGGAGATTTTTAAAATGAGATACCACGGCCAATTTGTAATGGGTACTGCTGCTGATACGTATATTCGTACCGGCTGGTGCCCTGATACGGTGAAAATAACCGATTGCACAACCCACATTGAGCTTATTTGGCACAGGGTTATTCCTCATCTCGGAGAGCAGAGAGTCGCTAATGGAACAGGGACCAACGATACTGATTGCATGAGCCTTGTGACCTTTCCTGATAATCCTGAAGACCTTACTGCCGTACCTTCGGATGTTGACAATGACAAATGGTACAACGCAAACGGATTCAGGATTGATGCGGGTGTTGCGTCCATTCCAGACGCTTCTCTTTGTTATGTCGAAGCATGGGCCTCCCCGATTCCGCAGATTAAAATCTACCATGACGGTGGAGCTTCGGGTGTGTTCATTCAGGATGCTTCTGTTGACCTGGTGAAATCGGGTGTTGTCGGGAACGGCGATTGGATTGCTATCAATACTTCCAATGACGACTACGCTTTTGTGGGTGCGATTTCCAAACCGGACGGTCAGGCCAATTATTGCAAGGCACTTCTGTATGAGGATGCCAATCTGACCACGGCAACGGCGGCGGCGGCTATTGCGGATAATGATATTATAGTGCTTATGCGACACAGGGATAGTCAGTACCCCCTCAGTTCTATAGGCTTGATGACGTAAATTTAACCTGGGGGAGCATATCGCTCCCCCTTTTACAACAGGTTAGCGACAATAGCTAACGACAAAGGAGAATACAAATGGATATGATTTATAACGATGGAAAACCTTTTGAGGACAAAGACTCAGCATTAAAGGCATTGGAAGAACAAGAACTTTCGGAAACCCACGAACCCATACAGTTAGAAAAAGGTGCGGGTTGGGCCGGTGTGGAGAAATCCCCGACAAAAAAGGATATCACAACCGAAAAGGATGTGCCAACGCCCGAAAAGGTGGCTTTCAAAGACATGCCGACAAAAAAATACATTATCCATCGTGCTAACGTGGATCCTGACAATCGTGATCTTCCGATTTCTATCACCGTCAACAGCATAAACAATAAGAAAATGTTCTGGCCTGGAGAAGAAGTCGATTTGAACGCATCTCAAATTGGTGTCCTGAAAGACTCGGTTGAGGAAATTGAGCTTGAAATTCCAGACGAAAGCGGAATTTACGAATCGAAAAATCCTGTAGCTCTTGCGAAAAGTTACTACCCCAACATGAGAGCAACAAGGAGTTCTGTGACCGGAAGAATTGTTATGACACAGCGGATACCGAATTATTATTTTGAGCAGGTATAAAAAATGGGAACACTCAAGGTTCACGGCGACTTAGCAGCCCTTAAAGCCCGAGACAGTGGCAACGTCCAGTTTTCCGAAGCCAACAGACTTGCCATGATAAACGATATTCTGGAAACCATTTATCAGACTTTGATAAATGTGAACTCTAATCTTGTGTATGCGATTGGTACGGTTACGACTTCAGCCGATACGCCAGAATATACGCCTACGTTTAGTCATGACGGATTTTTAAGGGACGGTAGTTGGGTTGATGGTGAGGATACTTATCTGTCACAGGTGGAAGAAGTTGACAAGATTAAGTGGGACTATGACTCATCCACAAATCAACCGGAAGCGTTCTATATAACAGAGGACAGCAAGGTAGGTTATCTTTGGGTGCCTGATGACGCGTACACTATCAATCACACCTATTGGAAACCGCTTACCGCATTAACAACTTATGCCACAGACGCTCTTCCCTGGGGCGGTATTTGGAATCGAACTATCCAAAGGTTGCTCATTGTTGAAATGATGGAAATTCTTGAAGTGGACAGTTCCAAACAGGCGGTGCTTGCTGATATTGAGTGGGATAAGGCTATGATAATGGTCTATGCCCGTGGGGTAAGAAAAGAAAGAGTAGTGTCCAATATGTTCAGCGTAGAAGGAATCTAACGTGCCGTTATCGTACAAACATCTTTCAAAGGTGAAGAAAAGAAAAAAACCCGAACAGGTACTTGGGTTTAGGGGCTTTCCTTATGGGTTGAATACGTCTGTTCCGTCCTCACGCATTGAGAAAACCGAGTGTTCCGAACTGATTAACTGGAACATTAAAAAGGGCGGTAAGTTAGTCAACCGGAATCCCATTGCTCAGTATAGTTCCGGGGCGACAACCGGGCAGGCTGCCGTAAAGACAATCAAGGGTGTTAAGATTGGTGCCACCAATTACACTTTAGCGGTGGATGATAATTATGTACTTTATTATCTTGACAGCGGCCTTGACTACCAGACCATAGGAACCCTTGAAGCGTTTACCACTATCATTCCGTATAACGGTGTTGCGGTTTTGCTGGACGGGTCTTTCATTAAGTATATTGACGATGTGTCCGAGATTAAGATTGCGTATGACGATGGAACGGGAACTTCAGCGTATCAATTTGACCATACATCAGGGGATGACGATGCTTCGCTGGCTTTAGGCAACGGAACGAACATAAGAATCGCAACAAAGTTTACGTCTCAGGCATGGGAAACGGGCTATACCATACCCCCGACAACGGTAACTTGCTGTTTGTGTAAAGAGGAAAGCCCTACCGGAAGTATTGTCATGAAGATCAGGTTGGTTGCCGATGATTCTATATTGGCAACAAAAACCTTTTTAGCTGATGTTACGGCCCTGACAACAACCGCTACAGAATACTCCGCTACGTTTGCAAGCTCTGATGTTACGACAGAAATGAGTCCTTCAACCGCTTATTACTGTACGCTTGAATACGCAGGTGGAGACGCAGCTAATTATGTGAAGGTTCATTACAGCACAGTCGCCGCCAGTGGAACAGCCTATCATTATATAGCCGGATGGAACGCCAACGCTACTAAAGACTGTCTGATGTCCTTAAAGCCTGGTATGCCGCCAAAGGGTCAGTTCGGGGCGGTGCATGAATCAAGACCGTTCATAGCCGGTGATCCCGATAATCTTGGTTATGTGTGGTACGGCAACCTGACTCATTTGGATTGGTCAAGCTCTGACGGTGGTGGGTATATCGGCGTTGTTGACGATAATCGAAACAACTACGAAGTAGGCGGTATCGGGGTGTTATACGGAAACCTGATGGTTTACGGCACAGAAAAACAACCCTACTTGTCTCAGCTATCCGGGGGTTCTCCTACGGACTACATATTATCCCCGCTGATGCAGAATCCGTGGACAACCTACAAGACTTTAAAGAACACCATGAACGATCTATGGGCGGGTGCGGCTGACGGTGTTGATCCGTTATCGGGCGTAAGGGAGTACGGGGATTTCAGGACGTTCTCCGCGTCTGATCCTGTTGCGGACAGGCTGAACGATAATTGGGACAGCGACACCGCATTTGCAGAGTATTACCCGTTAGAGGGGCAGTATTGGTTAGTCATGCCCGATTATTTCAGGGTTTTAGTGTCTCACACAAAAATTCCGGCAAAAGATCCTTCGGGTGCAGGGGCAAGGTATCCGTGGGTGGAATATGAATTATACAGGGATATTCTCACATCGAGTACCTACAAATGGACATTATCTTCAGGGGGAACAAACGAGTATTACCTTACGGACGCTGATGGAAATGATCCCGACATAGACGTAAAGCCGGACTTTCTTATTCTTGACGAAGGACTGATTGAAGATGTCGAAGGTGGTGAGGGAAGTCTTGCGGATCATGAATGGGGATATGGGGATAATGATGGCCTTGGGTTCAGCACGATTTATTTTGCAGACGCAACTGGTGATCCCGACACGACAGACATTGATATCCGGTCTGTGCTTTTACCAACAGCATTGGCTTCGGTAGGATCTGAGTTTCTAATCGGTGGAAGTGACGGTTACATCTATAAGATAGATTCAAGTGAGTATCAAGACCTGGGGGAGCATGAGCTTTCTCCGAGACTGACAACTGCTTACATGGAGATACCTTTTGGTGAGGCGAACTTTATTCAGTATCAGCTATTCGCAAGCTCCGCAAATAACGTAACCGTGGATTCTTATTTTTATGTAAGCGGGGAGTCTTCAGCAAAGGATATTGTGGCTTCGTCATTAACCGTGACAAGTCCAAATTCCGTGACAGACCCCTTATTGTATCAAAACATTAACTTTAACAGCAGGGCGGTATTGATAACCATAAGAAACATAGAATTGGGCGGGAGTCCGTTTTACTTGAACGGAATCGCTCTTAAATACAGAAGGATGTCGTACTGATGGGTTGTGGAAGTTCAGCATCAACAAGGACTACAGAATTAGAGACTACTAAATTGGTCTGTAAGTACAAGATGGATAGCCGTAATATTACGCTCTATCTTCCTGAAGATTTTGATGTTGCAACCGCACAGGCAACCGCTGATGGTAAAATAGTAACCTTCTATCAAGATACCGAACCAACTGAAGATGAAAGCAGTGAGGGCGATCTTTGGGTTGATACGAGTGACAAAAACAAGTCATATCGGCACAATGGGACATCTTGGGAGTTAATTAGGGATACGGATATAGCGCAGGCACTTTCAGATGCAGCCACAGCGCAAGCCGCCGCTGATGGTAAAATAGTAACCTTCTATCAAGATACCGAACCAACTGAAGCTGAAAGCAGCGAGGGCGATCTTTGGGTTGATACGAGTGACAAAAACAAGTCATATCGGCACAATGGGACATCTTGGGAGTTAATTAGGGATACGGATATAGCGCAGGCACTTTCAGATGCAGCCACAGCGCAAGCCGCCTCAGACGGCAAAATAGTTAGTTTTTATCAAGATTCCGTACCTACTGCCGAGGATGCCGGAGATTTATGGTTCGATACGAATGATAACAACAAACCTTACAGGGCAACGAGCGCGGGGGATGATCAGGTAAAAGTCGGGGAATGGGAACCAGTTACACAATTAAATGTGGATGGTCTTTCAGATATAAGTCCCGATTTGGGAGCGATTACGGCGGGGAGTATAATTTTAGACGCAGATGGATTTTTCAAAACTGCCTCATCCGGCAAGGCAATTATTATAGATAATGACGGTTTAAGATTATACTTAACGTCTGCTACTGGCAAGTACAGCACTTTCAAGTATGGTGACGGTACTAAGTACGGTTCCGGTTGCCTTGCTTATATTCATCATTCGGCTAAAACTGTTCCGTTTTACATAGCAGCGGAACAAACAGTTGCGGATTTACATTTTTATGCAAGAAGTTCCAATCCTTCAGGGGCGGCTGAAATAGGGGATACAGGTTTTGTAAGTGGTAAGCCAATGTTTTGTACCGGGGCGGGAACACCCGGAACATGGAAATCAGCCGTTAAAATTAATCAACAGGCGCATGAAGCAGATGCTTCAGCTTCTCATACGGTAGCAGATACCGGAGAAACTGTTGATAGGTCTGATATTGATGATAAATTAGATGCCCTGGGGTCTAAAATAAACGCAATATTAGCCAAGCTGGAAACAGCCGAGGTTTTGGCAAGTTCATAGGAAATTATAATGGCGACAACTATAAATTTCACATTAGACGGTCTTTACGGAAGTGCACTAACTAAAATTGCAAATCAAAATGGTATGACTTCAAACCAATATGCTGAAAATCAGTTGAAATCATTTTTGAGAAATATGGCAGATGGATATTACAATGGCAAGTTCGATGAACTTAGTCTCATTGAAAAAATACAATTATTTGGAGATATTGAGTAATGTCAACAAATTTCCCAACAACAATAGATAGTTATGCAGCTAAAGTCGATAATACTACTGATGTAATGGCGGCTGATATAAACAACCCTCAAGATGCTATTGAAGCGTTAGAGGCTAAAGTTGGTGTGGATAGTTCCGCTGTTGTTACTTCACATGACTATCTGTTTGCTCATCTGATTGTGACAGGAACTATAATGTTGTTTGGTCAAAATGCTGCACCTACTGGATGGACTCGAAAGGCTGATTGGCAAGACAATGCAATGATTTGTTATGCCTCGGCTGGTAATATCGGGAGTGGTGGCAGCGTGAATCCGCAAAGCACTCATACTCATACAGGCCCAAGCCATCAACATACAGGCCCAAGCCATACGCATTCTATTCCGACAGAGGGAGGATATGACATAGGGGGTACGGGTTCGGGTACGGGTCTTACCAGTGGAACTTCTGGTGCTGCCGGAACAGGAGCAACGGGAGCAGGTGGCACAGGGGCAACGGGGGCGAGTTCGGCTCCCCATTATCAAGAAGTGATCGCTGCGACAAAGGACTAAATATGAAAAAACCGCCTTGCATAAGAGGATTAAAACGATTTGAGAAAAAAGGGTGTCCACAAAAAATATGGGATGGGGAAGAAGGTTGTCCGGCATGGATTGAGCTTACCGTCTCACAGAAAGGCAATCCATTACAGAAAGAAATTAAGCGACAATGCCTTGATTTGTGGATGTTTGATTTTTCTTGGGCAAGCATGGGGCAGATGGAGGGTATGCAACAAGCCACAGAAAGCAATAGAAACATGACTGCATTGCAATCGCTTGTAATAACAGGTGCAAATAGTCCACAAGAGTTAATAAATGTGGCTACAAAACATCTTGAAAAAAGTCATACACAATTAATAGCGGAAGCAAAAGGAACAAAAAATGACATCACTATTTAACTTCGACATTCCTACAGATGTGTACCCTACTTCAAAGTCCACGCAACAGAGTTCAAGCGGAATGGATTGGGGCAATGAGTTTGGCCAGACCTTAATGCCAGCGTTGCAGCAATCCACACAGCAGTTGCCGGGGTTATTGTCGAGTTTAACCCCCACATTGCAAGGTCAGTATTCTTCCCTGATGAAACAGGCATTGGGACCGGAAGCGTTTCAGGGTACTTTGAATCAACTGTCCAATAAGGGAATGTTGAACAGTACGGTTGCCGGGGATGCCATGGCAGGAACCGCCTCAAACATTGCCACAAATGTAGGTAATAAAGGGTATGAATCCCTATTACAAGGGTTATTGGCACAGACACAGCTACCCGGTCAGCTTGGTAATTTGGGGCAGTTATTGCAGAAATCGGAATCAACAGGTGAAAGCATTACCGAGCAACCAAATGCACCGTATGAGTTGATGGCAAAGATGCTGATGTATTAAGGAGATTATAATGGGACTTCTTTCTGATGTGTTTGGCTACGGAAATTTGAAAGGCGAAGCCACACAAACAAAAACAACCGCATGGGACGACTACCTTAAAGGATTAGATGAGGACACTCTCAACAAATCCGTGTCCGTATCTCTTGGTGGTGGGGAACAAATGCCTTTCCTTTCGGGTTCTCAAAGGTTTGCCCAAAATCTGATGAGCCAAATATCTCCCACAACCACGACTGAAAAAGTGAATCTTGAAGGCCCGTCAGGTCTGCAAGGCATTGCCGGAGTGCTTGGGGATTTAACCAATGTCGGAACCGGAATAGGCGGTTTATATGAGATGCTTACTGGAAAAAAACTTTTAGGTGATGCTACAAAGGCGGCAGCAGGTGCGGCAGCAGGTGAGACAGCAGGTGGTGGCCTGCTTGGTTTGCTGAAGGGAGGCGGGGAAAGTGCGGCTACTGGTGCAGGAGGTTCAACCCTTGCTTCGTTATTGGGCGGGGGAAGTTCCACAGCAACAGCCGGGGGATTGCCTCTGCTTGGGTCATTAACAGGAGCAGAAACAGGCGTAGGAGGACTCAATTTGCTCGGTTCTTTAACGGGGGAAGAAACAGGTGCGGGAGGACTCAACTTGCTTGGGTCACTGACAGAAGGAGCAGTACCTAAAGCCGGGGCAGAAGCCGGAACAGAAGGATTGCTGAGTAGCATCGGTGCAATGCCAGCGGCGATACCCGCAGCTCTAATGGCGGCTCCCCTGTTAGGTCCGACTATTACAAAGGCATTGAGAAGTCTATTGGGAGACACAAAGACAGCTCCAAATGTGGGGGAATATATGTCAGCTTATTTGCGCGGTGAGGGTATCCCTGAATGGAATAAGTCAGCCGAAGAAATTCAAAAGCTGGACCCGTATG